ATGAGGAGCTTACATCCGCAATCAGATTAGAACTTTGGGCACGGCAGTCTGGTACTTCGAGTGCCTCAGGGTTTGAGGCGAGTCTCTTTACTGTTTTTAAAAAATCAATAGAGTTTCTTGAGCCTGGATTTAATTATGAAGAAGATCTTTTAACGGTTTTGTTTGAAAAAGAAGTCTTGGGTCAGTCAGATCCTTCCGTTATGGGCTTGGAAGATCCGGCGAACTTTTGGAAATTTTCATATTTATTATTTCCTCCGGTTCAAGATGGCAGAATAGCCAAATGCATTAATGAACCAAAAAGAATGGTTGCCGAACCCTTTATGCCAAAGACCTTAAGAACCGTAAATCGTCAAGCATTAAAGTCAACATTATTAGAGGCAATAATTAGAATAAGATTAGATGTAGTTAGCGGAACAATTCTTAATGCTCCCAATTTATCAGAGGGAGATAGTGCTCCCATAACGGTTGGAACATATGAAAAACCAATATCTTATGCGGATATTGCAGATCAAATGGGCTTATTAGAATCCTTGATTGTGGTTAGGCTTTTTACTACGCTGCATAGTTTCGTAATAGATATAAAGAAAAACAGAGAAGACATTCTTAAGATACAGCATCAAACAGGTTTGGCTCCGAAGAGAAATATAGATATTGAATCAGATAATTCAGCAACGCCTTTGTCTAAGGTAGAGCATTGCGAGAGTTCGCCGGAAAGATGTAGACTAGAGGCGATGAAGGCAATGGAAGACGCTCTTATGTTAATCCTGGGAGACAATGAAGCACCATTTGCATTAGATCTGCAAGAAGATACTGTTAGAAATAGCAGCGTTAGAAGCGCCCACCTGATGGGGGCAGTTTTAGCTACAATGGATGTGCCAAGGCTGTGGGTAGAAGGCGAATTAAACAAATTAAACGAAAAAGAAGTCAGAAAGGCAGTAAAGAAAGGGGATGCAGGTCAATCTCAAATATCATCAAAATTGGGAGTGGCAAAAGGAGTAGGGGCAGTTGACGTTATTGCGTTTTTAATTGCACTTTTTACGGCAGAGGAAAAAACTTTAATATCATTATTGACAGAAGAACAGTTTATAAATTTAAAACTAGAATATTCAAGTGGATTTTTCGACCAAATGGCAGAAGATAGAGATACCATGGCAACGGCGGTAAACGATATAGCGCTAAGGGCTTTTGATGCCTATAAATTATTTTTATATATGTTTGAACAGCCCGATGGTGAGTTTGTGTTTCCAGACCTTGACCAAGATGATTAACTTTATTAGATTCTTATAAACAATATTTCTATTATTTTTAACATAAAAAACAGAGTTTAGGAATATTAATTATGTCTTTTGATTTAGCCCTAGTAAGAGGGGATATAAAAATAGAAACCGATGGGACTGTAAGGGTAGTTGCTGGTAATTCAAAATTACGACAGGATATTATAAAAATATTGTTAACAGACCTTGGAGGCAACAAGTATCATCCAAAATATGGAAGCCACATAGGTGCGTTACAAATCGGCCATCAGGCAGACGAAAGATTGGTATCTTTAGATTTAGAGTCTTCGGCAAGAAATGCGGTTAGAAACTTAATGTCTCTTCAGCGGGCGCAGTCAAGAAGACAAGCTTTAACTCCAGGTGAAATTATTATAGATATATCAAGTATTTCGGTTGCAAGAGACAATGTAGATCCAAGGCTTTATAATATTTTTATTTCTGTGTTGACAAAAGAGCTTACGGTAGTAAAAGATATTATTACAGTAAGGATAGTATAGGGGTGGGTGATGGCTACATTTAGATCGTTTAGTGAAATTGTTTCTACCATGATACAGAGACTTGGCTTTTCTCAGCCAAATCTCGATACAAAGCCTGGCACGGTTACACGGGATTTGTTTGTTGATCTGCCAGCAGATCAAATATCAAGGCTGTATTCTTCTATTAATTTGGTGTCCGAAAAGCAATCTCTTGCTACAACCACGGGGAGAGACCTAGATCGTTTAGCGGCAAACTTTGGATCTACAAGAAACACAGGCTCTGCTGCTAGTGGAATTGTTATCTTTTGTACCAATAATTTGATATCAGATGTTTCGATACCAAGCGGAACACTTGTAACTGCTAGAAATGGATCTAAGTATAGAACGGTTGGAAACTTTGTTATGTCAGCTACAGACAAAAACAGGCTGGCAGCCAACGCAAGTCGCATGAGAAAGTCTTTAAATATAGCAGGCATAAGCAGCACATATGCAATAGAGATTCCGGCGCAAGCAACACGAACAGGAACTACGGGAAATGTAGGATCTCTTCAAATTATAGAAACGGATTTGCCATTTGCAGTTTCTGTAATAAACCTGACCGCTATGACCGGCGGGGCAAACAGGGAGACGGACAATTCCTTTAGAACAAGAATTCTCTCGGTATTTAGCGGAGCCAACGTAGGCACTTCTGCTGGGTATAGAAACGCTGTTTTGGGAGTAAGCGGAGTTACAGACGCCCTAGTTGTTGAGCCGGGTAACTCTTTGATGCTTAGAGACGGAACAGAAACGATAGAGCTTGACGATGGTTCCAGTAGAATAATAAGCTCAGGAACAGGCGGAAAGGTTGACATATATATTTTAGGAAGAAGCATTGAGGCTGTCTCAGAATCCTTTATCTTTACAGATCTATCTGGAGCGGGCAATATTTCAGACGAAAGAAATGACCACACACTGGGACAGGTAGGGCAAGACCAAACGAGAACGTCAGAAGAGAGAAGAGTTTTGGCCTTTTCAACTGGTTCTATACCGGCACAGCCAGTAGACTCCATGATATCCGTTGTTGGCAGCTCTTCTGGCATTTTAACAGAGTCATTTACAGATAGCGATGGAATTGTTTCTGGAAACTTTGAATTACAAAAAGATTTAAATCCAGAAACGGGAGGGAGTCCATTTGGTTTTGATAAAATTCATTTTATTTCCAACACCAAGATTGTAAATGGAGAAAGCATTACAAAGGGTGAATCATTTAGCGTAGATGCCCTCACTTTTACAGATATAAACGATGTGACCGGAGTGTATAGGGATATTAATGAAATTGGAGAAAATTCAGAAGTAAGTTCTGCGGGCAAAGAATATATTAAATTGCTGCACACACCAGTTGTTAGGGTTAGCAAGGTTCAAAACAAGACAACAGGCGAGATATATTCTGTTGTTGATCAAAATTTAGACTCAGATGGACTAAACACTAGCGGGATTGTTCAAATAACAGGACGATCTCTTCCAACTGCTGCAGATGTTTTGAATACCAATTATACATGGAGACAAGAATATGACTCTTATGTCGACTATGGTGGGTCAAAAAGCTTTTCTCAATTTAGAGATCCTTCGGCAACAGACTCTATAGATTGGACGTCTAGCGGAGGAATCTTCGAAGAAGCAGCNATAATCACAAAAACAGATGATGGATTGGTTTTTGAAATAGAAACAGATTTTGAAATTAACAAGGTTGTATCTGTTTATAACAAAGTTGAAACAACATCAACATTATCTGTTGTTAGCACGGTGGGCGCAACAAGCATTGTTGGGATAGAGCTTGACGCCGCTGAAGATGTTATCGTAAATATTATATCTGTTAAAAGAACAAGCGATAACCTTGAGCTTTACAGTACACCTGCAGCAGATGGATCTTTTGACGCAAGAATTATTTACCTTCCCTCAGACGCTGTTGGCTCTATTGGAGATGACGTTACTGTTCATTATAACAAAACAGAATTATTTGATATAAACAAAACAGATGGCTCCAACTATAATGACAAGATAACTCTGCCATCAGAAAGTGTTTTGGAAGCAGAAGAGCTTTTAGATATAGTTGAAGACCTGTATTTATCCGGAGATTACGCTTATGTTACATATGTTGCAAACATAATCTCTGTATACTCGCAGGTTACTTTGGATGGTTTGCCCATTATAGGCGGCACAACAACCAATTCCTTGATTGGACCAGAAACCACGAGCACATCAACGAATAATCAGCCAGTATTTTTTGAATTCAATTCAGCAGGAGAGCCTAGTTCAATAGTTAGATTTGGACCAACAAAATTACAAGTTGGAATATCTGGAGCATCAAGCGCCGGAAAGATAAAGGTCTCAGGAACAACTGTTGATAGGTATACATTAGATGTTGTAGCGGGAGTCACCATGACAGGCCTTGCTTTTGACATAGAATCAGAACTGAAAGAGGCCCTTGATTTAGCCTCTATTCCAACAAATGTCGGAATTGCAAGAGTTGATAAAGTTTGCACGTTAGACAAGAATGATAAAGTAGATAAAGAATTTAGTATTTTGGGGTATTATTTAAAGAATACAGACTATGATATAGGAGCCGCCCAAGCAGATTTAGATTTAGAAAATTATCAATTTACGCTTCCGTCAGTTCCGGTCAATAACGCTATGTCTATTAGTTCTGGGGATAAGCTTAGAATAGAAATTCTGATATACAACTCAGAAGGATACGAAGAGTTATATTTTGCTTCATCAGGAGCAAGAACAACAAATGCAAGATTTGGAAGAATAAGCAGGGTGTCTGTGTCATCTGGATTTAGATCTACCGCAGGAAACTTGGTAGGCAGCGTTGATATTAAGCCTTTAAATCAGCCGGAAAATGGCCAAGCTTATTACGTGGATTATGACTTTTTGGCACCAAAAGAGGGAGAGAGAATTACGGTAGCCTATAACGTTAATAGGCTTATTGTAGATACTACAGTTGAAGCAGAAAGAGTTAGGCCAATCACTGCTGATATCCTTGTAAAAGAAGCCGAAGAATTAACTGTAGACGTAGATGGAACGCTGTTGATTAATGATGATGCTTTAAGTGAGGCTGATAAAATTGTTGAAAATGTAATAAATTCTGTTACTAATTTGCTAAATACATCAAGGCTTGGAGCTATTGTTGATTATTCTGATATAATTGCAGTTGCTGCAGGAGAAAGCGGTGTCGACTCAGTTAATATTTCCATGTTTAATGAGTCTGACAAGATAGGCAGAAAAGCATTTATAAAAGCATTGGATAATCAAACAATATCACCTGGTTCTGTTATTTTTGAAGCAATATCGAGAAATAAGTTTAGAATCAATTAGGACAAAGTATGTTAAGGCCAGTTTCTTTCTCTATACCATCAAGTACCGAACTAAAAGTAGCATTCAACGGAGAGCTGACTGAACTTTTAGGGAAGGACAATTTTCTGATTGAGTCAATCAGCGGAAATATTGATGATTTAGAGGTAGTTAAGGTTACTGTAGAAGGTAACTTTGTAATAGTAAAGACGAGACCGCAGGTTGCTGGCAACTACTATGTCTTAAAACTTCTGGATTCAGATGATGTATTATTTGCGTCCTCTAGAGGCATCCCGCTAGTTAATGATGACGTAACTAGAAAATTATTTTTCGTAGGTTTAAAGAATCATAATCCCGTTAGGGACCGTATGCTTATAAATATTCCAAGGCTTTATGATCTTGAGAATTCTAACGTAAGCAATATCATCAATGCTCAAGCAGAAGAGATTTTTCAAGCACAAAAGCATATTGGAGAATTATTAAGCGATAACTATATAATACAAGAAGTTATTGACGAACAGAGGACTAGAAGCTCTGGAGCAACAGACAGGCTGTTCAATGAAAATGCATATGTTGTAGAGCGTGTTTCTTCAAATCCAACTAAAAATAATTTGATATTTAGATCCTTAGATTATAGCTCAACATCTACGATAAGCAGACATACCTCTATTCCCAAGCATCCTATAGCATTGCAGGAGATATACGTTAAGGATGAGGAGATCTCTCTTTCCTCAGAAGGGAATAGCTTTAA